AAATTGATTTACATTTTGCAGAATATTTAACCAAGCAGTTATTTAAAGTAGCACAAACCCAAAGAAAAGGAGAAGTAAATGAAAGTTAGCAAAATTGAAGCAGTAAAAAACTTGATGGACAAAGACCCTAGCATGACCGCACCTGAGATATCCAAGAAGTTAGGCATTAAGATTGGCTATGTCTATACGATGATGTCTAAGGTAAGAAGATTAAAACCGAAATCAAAGCCCTTAAAACTAACACCGTTATTCGAAGCCGTTACACTAGGACGTGGAATAGTAAATGACATTTCACTAGGACGTGGAACAGTAGATAACATCAACCACCCACCGCACTACACAACAGGTGGCATGGAAACCATCGACTTTATCGAAGCGAAGAAGTTAGACTACCATCTCGGTAACGTCGTCAAATATATTACTAGAGCAGACCACAAAGGGAGTAAGTTAGAGAACCTTAAGAAAGCTCAGTGGTATTTGAATCGTGCAGTAGATAATTTAACCAAGTAATTTTTGGGGAGTTAGGTTTGCGCCTTGCTCCCCTTTTTTGTAACTATACACCACGTTATTTAAGGATTTAAAAATGAGTGAAGAAAAACAAATTGATATTAGCAACGGAGTGAACATCGTGTTGGCAAGAATGGACACGCATCCTGAGGAGTTTTGGGGCGAGTGCGAGAAGTGGCGTTTCATCTATAAAGAATATTTTAGAGATGCCATGACAGAAGTGCAGAAGGGACAGATCTTTGAGAAGATCAAACAGATTCGCATGGAAGAATTTAATCACATGGTATTTCAAACGCTGACCCAAGAGGAAGAAAAAGAAGAAGAGGTCGAGGGCGGTTGGACAAGTCCACGAGGAGTGTTTACTAGTGCGCCAATACAAAGTGGAGGCAGTTCGGTTAAATATAATTCAAAAGAAAGATACAAATGAACGGTGGAGTAAAAATAATACTAGAGCGTATGAGGACACACCCTGATGAGTTTGTGCTAGGATCACCAATCGCTTACGATAGTAAATGGGGAAGTTTTCTTAGAGAGATAATGGACGCTGAATACTTTGATGAAACAGAAAAAGATGCAGTCCGTATCGCTATTCGTGAAGCGAACCGAGAGGATTTTACTGGTCGTGTGATGCAACGGTTAGCAGGAGAGGACAAAGCGAGTGACGAGGGAAAGTATTTATTTCGTCCCCTAATAAACCCCTATTATGGTCAGGGACTGGTCAGTCAGATACAAGCTGGTCAATCAATTCTGTCACAGTCACAACAAGTATCCCCGAGCGTCGATGAAGCTGAAATGGTTAAGATGGCTATCCAATCTCAGTTGGCTAGAAGTAAAGCACTTCTAAAACAAAAGGCAAAGAAAGCAAAACCTAAATGAATCTAATAACCCTTGACTTCGAGACCTATTACGCTCAAGACTACTCGCTAACGAAACTCACTACTGAGGAATACATTAGAGACAAACGCTTCGAGGTGATCGGTGTCGGAGTTAAACTCAACAATGGTGTTACTGAGTGGTTTACTGGTTCACACATTCAATTGCAAGAATACCTTTCCACCTTACCGTGGAACGATAGTGCCTTGCTCTGCCATAACACAATGTTTGATGGTGCGATTCTTAAATGGCGATTTGGTATTACTCCTAAACTTTATCTTGATACCTTGTGCATGGGTCGGGCTACGAATGGTGTTGAAGTTGGTGGCTCACTCGCTTTCCTTGCTGAAAAATATAATTTAGGGAAGAAGGGGCATGAGGTAGTCGAGGCTAAAGGGAAACAAATAACTGGTTTCACAAATAGCGAGTTAGCCCAATATGGCGAGTATTGTAAAAATGATGTGGAGTTAACTTTCAAACTCTTCCAAGTATTGTCTAGTGCGTTCCCTGAAGAAGAATTAAACCTGATTGATATGACACTTAGGATGTTTATTCACCCAGTATTATTAGTTGACGACGCATTGTTGCTCGAGAGGTTAGATGAACTTAAGCATGAGAAATTACAATTATTAGGCACACTTAAAGAAAAACTAAATTGTGAGAATGAAGAAGCGGTGCGTAAACGCTTGGCTAGTAATAAACAGTTTGCGGAGTTACTTAAGGAATTTAATATCCCAGTGCCAATGAAAACAAGCCCTACTACGGGCAAACCTACATTTGCATTAGCTAAAAACGATACAGGCTTTATTGAGTTAGTAGAACACGAAGACCTGTTCATTCAACAATTGGCTGCGGTGCGTTTGGGAACTAAATCAACTATTGAGGAGAGTAGGATTGAAAGATTTATCGACGTTGGAGCTAGGAACAAGGGAATGCTACCAATCCCCCTTAAATATTATGGCGCACATACAGGTCGGTGGGCGGGTTCGGACAAGGTCAACTTTCAAAACTTACCGAGTCGTGACAAGAAGAAAAAGGCTCTTAAAAATGCCGTTATCGCTCCTGATGGGTATGTCGTTATCAACTGTGATTCGTCGCAAATTGAAGCTAGAGTCCTTGCGTGGTTATCAGGTCAGGAAGGGCTGGTCAATTCGTTTGCCAATGGGAACGATGTTTACTCCGAGTTTGCGTCGAAAATATATGAAAGACCAATCAGTAAAAAAGACCCTATTGAAAGGTTTGTGGGCAAGACGTGCATACTCGGGTTGGGATATGGGACTGGTGCGAAAAAATTACAACACACACTAAAGACGCAACCCCCTGGAGCTGACCTTACGGAAGACGTGTGTGATGATATTGTTAAGCTATACAGATCTGAGAATGATCAGATTGTGAAGCTCTGGAAGGAAGGCGATAAAGCATTAAAGGCTATGGCTGATTGGACTAAAGATAAGAAACCTTTTTACTATGGAAAACATAAATGTGTTCAAGTGCATAGCGACGGTATACAGCTACCCAACGGACTTTACATCCGTTATCCTGAGCTTCAACTTAACACCGATGAAACTACTAGTGGATACCAATACAAATCACGCAAGGGCCCGATAAGTTTGTGGGGCGGGTCAGTTGTTGAAAACGTAGTTCAAGCATTAGCTAGGATTATTGTAGGTGAGCAAATGTTAAAACTAAACGAGCGGTATCGTCCCGTGCTAACTGTACACGACGCCGCCGTGTGTGTCGTGCATGAAGATGATTTAAATGAGGCTTGTGCATGGATCGTCGAGGTCATGTCAACAGCACCAGACTGGGCTAAAGGACTACCTGTCGCTTGTGAGGCTCAATATGGATATAACTATGGAGAAATGCAGGAGTGGAAGCCAAAAAAATAGGATGGATGTCCTCGGGCGCATTGTATACCAAACATATGAAGTTCTTTTGGTTTAGTAGGCGTAAGCGTGACGGATACGATATACCAATATATACTGATGCAAAACTACTTAAGAAAGGTAAAAAAATGACTAAGAAACTAGAGGTTAAAGTCCCAGCAATTAAAGAGAAGTCAGGCAAGATTGTTAAAGCACCAAGCAAGGCATGGTCACATGATGAATTGATTGCTAAAGAAGGCAAGAAAGCTAAAGGTGCGAAGCATGAGTTTGCATTGACGGATGGTGAAATAGTTAATCGCAAAAAAGCGGCGAAGGTTGCTGAGAAAGCTGGTGAAGTACCTAAGTCTGTAGGCAAAAAACTTCATAGCCATGATTTACGCAAAGCCGCCCGCATTAAAAAGATTAAAGAAAGCAATATCAAATGAAAACATTTGCATTTGTTGTAGCTACGTTAATGTGTGGTTGGACAATCTTCTTTACCGAACTTGCTCGTAAAGAGGTGAAGTATGACTGCAAGATATTAATAGGTGGATGGCATCCTGATGTGCCGAGAGAAGTGATTAAACAATGTAGGGGTGAGAAATGACTGCAAATGAACTAGCAAATGAAGCTATGGAGCATTACAAAGCCGAATCACCAAGAGGGTTTAATGTAAATTGGATGGAAGAAGTTGCCATCATGCTACGTCAACAAGAAGCAGCTTTACTAGCAGAGCAAGAACACAATGAAATGTTAATGGCTGAAATAGAACGCTTAATAGGTTCAAAACCAATAACTTATGG